CCCCTTGCGGGGCTTCTAGCAGCTTGAAATGCTGCAGTATTTACTGACTCCTCTGAGGACAATAAAACTCCTCATGTGTTGGTCGATACCCTTCCTGACCGTAAGGTCAGTATGCTCGTGTCTTAGAACCTACGGAGAACCTGATGGATAAACGAAGACGAAGCTTAAGACGTTGGACATTTTCGGCGAGTTTCCTAAAGATGCTGCATTCGCGCCCTACTGCTGATTCTATCAGCATTGGGACGATTGCTATCATCTTAGTATTCGCGCTGTTAATTTCCTTCGGTCTTTTGATTCTAATCGTTCTTCTACCAGGTCTAACTTCGTAGGGGGTATATGGCTTATACTAAAAGTAGGTCCTGGAGGTATCGTGTAACAAATTACACGGCCAACGGGAAGTTCATGGAGCAACCAGACGACGTATCCAGCACCTTTCCGGTGTATGGACACACGTTAGTGGGTAATACTCTCCCGAAATGGAGAGCTATTATCCGTTCTGGCGGCAACGCGACGACTACTCTAAGCATAACTCATACGGACTTAGAGCTCCGCCATCCAGATATGAAAGCTAATTTCTACTGGAAGCAGACTCCTGGTCCTGGTCGTTTCTATCAGAGGAGGCATCGGAACTACACGAGTCAAGGTTTATACTCGTTGAGTCCCTTTGATCACTTCTGGACAGTTATGACCACTCCCTTCTTGACAAAAGCATATGACCGGGCCAAGCAATCGCTGTATTCTACGATCTACCAGGCCCACCATCAACTTCAGGGTGGGGTTGTCCTGGGAGAATTGGGAAAAACAGCGAGAATGCTTGGTAGTACCGCAAAAAACCTTAAGAAAGGAGTGGTCGACTACGTTGCCAAGGCTGTAGGAATACGCCGAGGCAAAGGGTCGAATTCTTCCAAACGTAGGGCTATTGCGAATACTTACCTCGAAGCAACCTTTGGATGGCAACCGCTCATCCATGATTGCAAAGATCTAGCCAAAACCATTGGACGCCTCTGTTACGAAAGTGACAGAGTCCGTCTTCGTGGCTATGGCCAGAACACTGGTCAAGCAGTGCAGGAAGTCCAGGCAAGTAACCTGTATAGTATGTGGGTCAATATTAATCGTATTGACACCGCAGAATTCCAGGTCGTCTACCGGGGCTTTCTTCGAGGACCGCGATATGAGGCAGGATCTCCACCAGCCGAACGTATTGTTTCAATGGCTGGTTTTGATCTCAGGAGTTTTGTACCCACTCTGTGGGAACTAACTCCGTACTCATTCCTCGTCGACTATTTCACAAATATCGGCGATGTCCTGCAAGCGCTAAGCACCGATGTCTCTGGAGTTCACGGACTTTGGGTCACGGAGATCTATGAGAGTCGTCGGGAAATTAATATTGCTCCCGACTTCGCTCGTAGTAAAGTCTCTTTGACCCAGCAGTACGTAGGCCCTGGAGAATACATCGAAGGCTTGACGTTTTCAGGAAGTACCGGTCAAAACGTGATTTACCGTAAGGATATCTCACGTGCTATCGTTTCGATGCCCTTGATGGTACCGAAATTCACCGGATTCGATCTCCCATGGAAACAATTCGTTAACATAGGAGCTCTTATCTTGGGTAAATCGTGAGAACTGTTCAAGGAATCGTCCTTGTGCAGAATAGCTTTAACTTTCTACAAAGGAGCGCCCATGGCGTTCACACTTACATCACCCATAACGGGTGGTGCCCAGACTGGTTTCACCGCGCCTACCTATACGCACGGGACCGATGTGGCCCCGGACGTAAACGGTAAGCAGGTCGCAGTTTCCGCTCTGGGAGGTACGCAAGCCGGAGTCACGGTTCATTCCGTGTCGTCACCTTTTACGTTGACGATCGTCAGGCCGAAGAGCTTCAAATCTCTGGCGCCTGTCGTTCCCGGTACTGGTCTTTTGCCCAGCGTCCCTAAAAACAGCTGGAAGTTTATCGTCCGTAAGGGCGTTACGCCTCTGGCTGGTCAGCCCGCATCCGTCATGCTTATCAAAGTTGAACTTGATATTCCTGCCGGTGCGGATACTGCGGACGCTCCCAATATCCGTGCAGCTATTTCAGCTGCCATTGGAGCACTCAACCAGCAATCTGCTGGACTGGGTGATTCCACGGTATCGGGAGTCCTGTAAGGACGGAAGACCGGATGCTGTAAAGCATCAGGGCAAATACCTCACGGAGTACTTATGCGCAATTGCGACAAGTTACGTAAGGCCCTTTCAGTCGATCTGGAAGTGCGAGAGCATATGCTTACCTCAGATATGACGATCGCAGCCGCTAGAGGTCTGTGGCTCCACAACTCATTCTGGAAGAAATTCCAGGATGAAGTCGGGGCTTCTGCAGATGCAAACTGCCTAGAGCTCTTTAAAAAGAGCAATAGACGGTGCGCTACTGTAGAATTAAATCCGCAGACCACTCAAGACGATGAGATTATCGGAGAGGTAAGATCGCTCTGGTATGACATCGTTGGAAACGGTCCCGAGTCTAACATCCCTATGGCCGATATTTTGGACAACTGGGGTGTTGGGCCCGGCGCTAGTGTAGGAGCTCGATCGGAAAACTTCTATACGAAGCTATTCGATTCTGCCCTTACTGGTACGTCAGAACGACTGTATCGGTTTTACCGATATGCCATTCTTTCTTCCCCAACGCATTTTAGCGCGGAGGTGGTGCGCGACAAACGTTATGGGTACCGAATGGTAACAGGTAACCGTCTGTCCTTTGTTCCGAAGACGTCAGAAATGTCGAGAAGTATCTGTACCGAGCCTGTTCTGAATATGTTCTTTCAGAAAGGGATCGGTTTCGTCCTTGAGCGGCAACTGAAAAAGAGATTTCGAATAGATCTCTCTCATCAGCCAACTCTCAATCGACGACTGGCGCGTTTAGGCTCGTCTAATGGTTCTTATGGAACTATAGACTTGTCTAGTGCATCAGACAGTATGTCGCTCAAGATCTTGCGTTCTATCCTTCCACCTGAATTACTTGGATGGCTAGAGTTCGC